TCTTCGTCCTCGCCGGACACGATCTCGGAAGCGACCTTGCGCATCTCACTGAGCGGTGCGAACTCCTTGTTCGCCTGCTCGGTGGTGAACAGCACCAGCTCGGCCAGCTCCTCCTCGGTGGGGATGTAGACGCCCGGGTAGTCCTCCTTGACGTCATTGACGGTACGTGCCACCTCGAACGTGTACTCGGTGTCGAACTTCGTACCGGTGCGTCGGTAGAAGTAGTACTTGCGAGACAGCGGGCCGTGCTTGGAGTCGGCGTGGCTCTGGATGCGCTTCTTGGTGCGGGGCGTGGCGGTCAGTGACTTGACCACCGGATCCTCGTCGGTCAGCACAGCGACGTTGAACCGTGACTCGCTCTTGTAGCTGATGTTGTAGGCGCACAGCGGGCACCCGTTGTTGGCGGTGTCCTTCTTGCGATCGCCGGGGCACGGGTACGAGCGCTTGCCCTTGCGGTCCAACCAGTGGATGCGCAGCGATGCGTACGGCTGGTCTTCGAGGAAGCGGATGACGATCTCCTCGCCGTCCTTCATCGTCAGGTTGTTGGCGAACTCGCCACCCTGGAACACCTCGTCGGCCTCGCGCCACCCAGCCTTGGCCGTGCCACTGCGAGCAGCAGCGGCGGCGGCACCGTTGGCGGCTGACTTCTTCGCACCACCCTCACGTCCACGACCACCGTTCTCGCGAGCACGTCGTCGCTCGCTGCGCGGTGGCGCATCGTCATCGTCATCGTCGTCGTCGTACCGCGGTCGGGCGGCTGCCTTCTTGGCGGGGGCGGCGGTCTTCTTCGCCGGGGCTGCGGCCTTCTTGGCCGGTGCAGCCTTCTTCGCGCTGCTCGTGATCAACATGGTTGTGCTCCATTGTCTAGATGGATGATGCCCACAGCGCCGACCAGGCTGCCCGCACGAGGCGGGTGAACTCAGGCCAATCAGCGATGCGGCTGTCGGCGGGATCATAGACCCGCGACACCTTGGCGGCTGCGATGACCGCCTCGATCTGCTGGCGCGTGTACAGGCGCCGCCCGGCGATGACCTTGCCGGTGTTCTTGAACGGGCGCGGTGGCTTGGTGCGGTACCACGCCTTGGGCAGGAACCCCTTCTCCTCCCACGAGCGGATGGTCACGCCGCGACGCCCGAGCGCCTCGCCCATGGCGGCCACGTCGAAGTACTCCTCGACCACGCCCTTGCGCTTCAACACGACGGGGTTGCGGTCCCAGCTCTTCACTTCTGGAGGAGGGGTCGCTTGCTCACGCCATTTGGAAACGGAGGTGATGCTCTCCACGACGTTGCCGAAGACGGCGTCCATCTTGGCGGCGTCGTGCTTCACGGTGAGCACTCGTCGCAGGTGATGTCGACGTGCCACGAGGAGTGCGGTAGCTCGGCGGCCTTGCCCTCCTTGCCGCACTTGGTGGTGACCACGCCGTTGCGGAACTCACGTAGCTGATGGACGATCGGTGGGCGCTCGATCACCTTGGTCACCCGTCGTCGCCTCGTGAGGTCTTCACCTCGTCCTCGAACGCCGCGACGAGCCGGTCGAACGACGGCGCCGTGATGTCCTTGGGGTCTTCCCCTTTGCGGTGGAGGTTGAGCTGATCGAGCAGAGCCTGCAGCATCTCGGCGACGTCATCGACGTGGATCTCGGGCACACGGATGACCATGTGCCTCGACGGGTTCTCGGTGTCGGTGACACCGATCTCGATCTCGCGACCGAAGTCGACCTGACGTACCGACGCCTCGAAGCGGCTCATGCTCGCTTGGCCTTGAATGCGAACACTGGGTTGCGCTCGTAGAACGTGTCGACCACGGACTGTGGCACCTTCTCCTCGTACAGCAGCGCCATGAAGGCGTCGAAGTCCCACTCCTCCACCATGACCTCCTTGATCACCTCGTCGCGCTTGCCCTTGCGCTTCAACCACCGCTCGGCGACGGTGTCGAGGAACACCTCGCTGATGCGCTGCTCGCGCGTCATCGTGCCGACCCCGTCGACCACGAGTGTGCGGTGGCCCTTCTCGTTCTCGATGCCGTGCTCTTCGAGGTACGCCATCAGCGTGGCCTTCATCCCGTTGACCTTGGCGGTCAGTGCGTCGACCGCCTGCTTGTCGGCGAGGTAGTGAGCGAAGTACTCGGGCAGGGTGACCGGTGTGAGCACACGCTTCGGTGTCGGCGTGAGGCGCGGCATCAGACGGCGTGCGTTCCCTCGACCTTGCGTGCCTCGCGCTGGGCGGTGCGCTGGTGCAGCACCATCAGTGCCTGCTCGATGAAGCCGAGCGCCTCGGCGTTCTCGTCGCAGGCGAACCTCGATCGCTGGTAGTACTGGATCCGCTGCTTGGCGGCGGCGAGCACGGTCTCCACGAACGCACCGTTGGGCGCCGAGCGGTGCTCACCGCGCCCGAGCGGGCCGTCCTGCCACCGAATGTGCAGGCCCACCCCATCCACGTACCCCCCGGCTGGGTTGCCCTCGTCGTCGTCGTTGTTCTGACTGTCGAACGGTTGCTCCATCCCGGTGACGATAGCAACGACCGGAGTCACGACACAAGGTTGGCCGACAGGAAGGCGGTGAGCGAGCCGAGGGTCGGGGTGTGGATCCCCTGGCTGTCGAACTTGCCGTCGATGAAGGCGGCGCTCACCCCGTGCTTGGCGTTGATCATCTCGTAGATGCGCTCATCGATGGAGCCTGCGGCCTGGAGGCTGATCAGGTTGACGTGCTCCCACTCGGAGCTGATGCGGATGATGCGGGCCTCGCGCTGCTCGAAGGCGCCGGTCGACCACGGCAGGTCGAGGCTGAACAGGTGGTTGCCCTCGGGCAGGTCGACGCCGTACCCACCGGCATCGCTCGACAGGAACAGGCGGCAGTCGTCACTGTCCTTGAACGTCGCCATCGCCTGGCTCTTCTGCCATGCGTTCATGTCCCCGGTGAACTGCACGCTGCGCGTCATGTCGGCGACGTCGTCCTGCACCCGACGGATCATCCCCTTGAAGGTCGAGAAGGCGACGACCTTGTTGCGTGGATCCTCCTCGTACACGTCGGCGAGCAGCTCGGCGAACAGTTGACGTTTGGTTGACACCTCGCCGACGTGGTCGAGCAGCCCGGCCTTGACGAAGTCGTAAGCGAGGGCCGAGCCGACCTTGCTGTGGCCCTTGTCGTCCACGTTCTCCTCGAACAGGCGGGCCGAGTCGATGACGAGCAGCGGGTCGTCGGCGATCAGCCGGAGCAACAGCATCCCGGCCATGATGTCGCCGCGGATCTTCATCGACTCTGCGTTGTCGTCGGCCTCGCCGTAGTGCTGTGCCAACGAGAAGCTCGGGCCGTACCGCTCCATCGCCTCGGCGAGTCGGCCGAGCGTGTGTATCGCAGCGACGTTGTAGAGCTTGTGCTCCGACGCTGACATGTCGAACGGCACCACCGTGCTCACGAGGCGAGGGAACTGGTCGGCGATGTCGTCGCGCGTCTTGCGGTACATCACGTCGGACATCGTCTTGCGCAACGTCTTCAAGTTGCGGTAGCGCACCGGCTTGTTCCAGTGGTCGCGCACGATGAACGTGCGGTCGAAGACTCGGTAGTCACCGAGCACCATGGGGTCGACCACTTGCATGATCGAGTACAGCTCCTCGGCTCTGTTCTCCACTGGTTGACCTGTTAGCCCGAACACCACGTCGCAACGCTTCGACATGAAGCGCACCTTCTTGGTGCGCTGCGCCGTCGGCGACTTGCAGTAGCTGATCTCATCGATGATGAGGAAGTCGAAGTCGGCGTCCCGCCAGTACTTCCAGTCCTTGGCACTGCGCAGCGTCTCGTAGTTGACGATCGTGTAGATGGTCTTGGGCACGAAGGCGTAGAGGTTCTTGCGTGCGCTCGGGCTGCCGTCGATGACCAGTGCGTGGCGGCCGGTGAAGCGTCGGATCTCTCGCTGCCACTGGTACTTCAACGAGGCGGGCACGATCACCAGACCACGGGCGACGACGCCCTCGTCCATCAGCTCCTCGACGGCGGCCAGTGAGGTGACGGTCTTGCCCGCACCCATGCACAGAGACAGCAGGGCGCGCCCACGAGCCACCATCATCTCGACGGCCTCGTTCTGGTAGCTGCGGAGGGTGACGCCTTGGATCATGCGGTGCGCTTCCAGCCGAGCGGGCGCTCGACCAGACGGCGAGTGTTCCTCGTTCGGAGGCAGCGGTGCAACACCTCGACCGGCTGCACGTAGAGGATGACGTGGGAGTCGCAGTGCTCGCACGCCCACAGGTGTGGCTCGGGGGCGGGTCGCTTGATGTACTTGACGTTGCGCGGGTTGGTGGTCAGGGTCACAGCCATGAGTATAGCACCATCATTCAACGTTGTCCAATGACCCACACTGGCTTGGGCATCATGCGGGACGCTGTACGCACTCCTCGGTGGAGATCTCGGGGTGCGAGGTCACCGGGGTCGTCGGGGCGTGAAGGGTCAGGGTAGGTGAAGTACATGACGTCGACACCGAGTCCGAGGAACTGGAGCGAGGACCAGAAGGCTGCGGTCAGCCCGGCGTGGTCGTTGTCGAAGGCGAGCACGACGGTGACGCGCTGACGCGGGTCGACGTTGGCGATCGCCTCGATCTGCTCGGTGGAGATATAGCTGCCGTAGATGGACACCGCCTCGTACCCGTACCGGTGGAAGCGTGCGGCGTCGAGTGGCGACTCGACCACGATGACTTGCTGGGTGCCGGTCAGCAGTTGGTAGCCGAACAGCGAGTCACGCTTCATCACGCCCTTCGGCACGTTGTTGAAGTACCCGGTGCTCTTCTCCTGCCAACCGAGCAGTGCACCTTGGAAGGCGTAGATCGGCAGCAGCCAGCAGCGGCCCTCCTTGTCCCATCGGATGTTCATCTCGGTGCAGGTGTCGACGTCGAGGTCACGCGACTCGATCATCCTCTGCGGCGGCAGCGGGTTCTTGTTGAAGGCGTACGCCGACACGTACGGCTGCGGCTCGACCTCCTCGACCTCGGTCTCATCGAGGGCGGCGACGAGCTGCTCGTGTGCGTTGTGGAGGATCAGCTCGGAGAGGTTGTCGGGGTCGCCACCGAGCAGCTCCACGAGCGTGGGCAGTGATCCTGTCTCGTGGCACGAGAAGCACAGCCAGGCACCAGTGACGGCGTTCATCCCCCACGAGGGGTTGGAGTCCTCGTGGCCAGTGACGAACTTGTGCACCGGGCAGTGGCCGCGGATCTGCGAGCCGATCGATGTGATGCGCACGCCGAGGCTGCGCAGCACTTGCTCAGTCGTCGTCGTACTCGGATCCGTCGTCCCCGCCAAGGGTGACCTCACCCCCCTCGAAGATCGTGCCGCTGTCCATGTCCACGGTGATCGTGATGGCGATGCCTGCCATCGCACGAGCGCCGATCACTTTGAGCACCGCCTGGTTCGTCTGCATGTCGGTGCGGTCAATGCCGAGCACCACGTTGGCGTCCTGTGCGAACGCACGGGTGTAGCCGAGCGAGTCCATCTCAGTACCGCGCGAGCGCGTGATGCGTGAGGTGAGCGCCTGTGTCGTGCCGACGATGGCGATCTGCTGGGTGGCAGCGAGGCGCTTGATGCCACGGCTCACGGCGGTCAGGGCGGCTGTCTCGTTGGACCACTCACGGCTGTCGTCGGTCATCTGGTAGAGGCCGTCGACCATCAGCAGGTCGGGTCGCTCGCCCGAGCGCACCATCGCCGAGAGACCACCGAGCGTGGTCGCTGCGGCCACGTCGTGCACGATCTCGATGTCGCCGCTCCACTCCTTGAACTCGTCGGCGAACTCACCGAGGCGGCGCACCTCGTTCTTGCTCAGCGTGCCGCGCAGGATGTGCGTGTAGCTCACCTGCGAGCCGAAGCAGGTGAGCCTGTCCATCAGCTCCTTGATGGACATCTCGAACGTGACCACCTTGACGCGGTAGCCAGCTCGGGCAGCGGCCAGTGCCATCCACGTCAGGATCGCTGTCTTGAAGCGCTTGGGTGCGGCGCCGATCACACCGAAGTTCTCGGGCTGCCACCCACCACTGGCGGCGTCGAGTGAGACGAAGCCGGTGGGGATGCCGGGCACCTCGTTGCCATCCATTGCGAACAGAGCCTCCAGGTATGCGTCGATGCGCTCGGACATGAGCGCCACCTCGTTGACGGTGCGAGCGAGGTTGAGTGCTTCCAACAGCTCGGTCAGCTCACCGATCGCAGGGGCCAGCTCGAACTGATCCTTGGGCATGGCGAAGCGGGCGGTGATGCGCGGCACGCGCTCGCGTGCGATCGAGATGGCGTAGTGGTTGCGTAGCTCACCGACGAGAGCGGACAGCCGGTCCGGCTCGACCACGAGGCGGAAGTTGGGGAAGCGACGCTCGAAGCGCTCCTGACTCGGCACCTCGCCGTTGGTGTTCCACTCCTCCAGCAGGAACTCGTAGGCGTCGTTGGTGCGCTGCTCGGTGAAGTACTGGGCGGTGATCCCCTGGGCGAGGAGGTAGGTCAGTGCGTCGTCGCCGCCGCCCCGCACGATGTTGCTGATGATCGAGGACTCGACGCTCACAGACCCAGCTCCGTCTGGAGGGTGGCGAAGCTGCGCTCGACGTCGGACATGAACGTCTTGCGGATGTAGGCCACCGGCCCCATCGACATGTCCTCACCGTCGAGAAGGATCCCTTCGAGGATGGTGGAGATCGGCGTCGGCTCGATCAGCGAAGCGCTGGCGAGCATCTGCTCCAGTGCTGTCGAGATGTGGTTGAGCACCTCGTCGCGATGCGGGTGGTCACGGTCGGCGATGATCTTGGCGACGGCGTAGGGGATCTCGATGCGCATC